TTTTCTGGATGGTGTAGCTCTCCCTCTGTATGAGCGTGCAAAGCTAATGACTTCTTTGCTTTATTCGCCGAAGAAGGGGATTACACCCGCTACCACACTGGAACGTACTGCTGCCATGTTAACTATTGGCTGGACAGACATTCCTTTCCGTAAATTTTGTAGAGATGTAATTGAATGGTTATTACTTAAATATGACCAAGTACTCTACGATGAACCACGTTGGATTTTGGCAAAGTGTCAGATCCAAGAAGATGCAGCGTATTATCGCTTATTTACAGGAAATCGCCTCTTAATGAGGCCATTAAGACCACAAAGTTGTGGCTATCTAGAAACGCAAGAAAGATTAATAAAGCTAGATAAAAGCTCCATGAATGGGGCTAAGGGTCGTCAGGGCCGCGGGAGAAAACCCAAGACAAACAAGCGAAAACGTCTCGCTGCTAGACCACGAAGAGGAGGGCCTAATGGTCCGAATCCTTCGAGCGCTATGGCGGCGGTGCGTGTGCTCCGTAAGCGTAATGGTGCTTCCCGCCGTAAAGGAGGAAGGTCCATAATTGGTGGAATGAATGCACCTACAAGAACTTTTGCGCGAAAAGGCAAAACTTGTACAATTGTTGAGGATGAATATGTAGCAGAAGTTATTTCTGGTGCTACAGGAGCAAACTTTAATAGCGTTGCGTATTCCATTAATCCAGGGCAAGCAGCGTTATTTCCGTGGTTATCAAAGCAAGCTGCACAGTGGGAAAAATATCATTTTAACCAATTGCAGTTTTATTACAAACCAGAAGTTTCACAATATGCAACAGCAGGGCAAACAGGAAAGGTTCTTTTTGGTGTTGATTTTGACGCTAGTGATGGACCACCAACCACAAAACAAAACATTGAAGACACGGATCCCCACACGGATTGTATGCCATATGATAAAATGGCTTTATCATTGGGAGCACGTGATATTCATGCATTGTATCCGACCTTGTATGTTAGGCCGGCAGGTTTACCTGGAGCATCAGACATTAAAACATACGATGCAGGCAACTTAAATGTTGCAACTGTTGCTATTAGTTCTAATACAGCAAAACTTGGGGAATTGAGAGTGAAGTATTCAGTTACTTTCTCAGTTCCAGTTTTGGACACAAGTGCTGGAGCACCAGCTAATAATGTTTATGCCCAGTTTGCAAATACAGCGGGGCAATCAGTTGCTTCACCAGGTCCGGTTGATTTGACTTTTCCAGTGCAGCAAGCAAATGGCATTGGAGCAACTTTGGGAGCATCAAATGCTTCCATAATAGCACCAGTAGGTAATTACTTGGTGCAATTTTCATCAACAACGGCAGGTGGGGGTTTGTCAACAATACAATCACAACAATTTGTTGGGGCTACGCAACAAGGAGCACAGTCCCAGTGGACATCTGGAACACAGAATACAATGCCCCAATTTTTGTGGATTTCGGATGGGACGTCGGCAACGGCGATTAGTTATTCGATTTCTTCTGCTAGTGGGGCAAATGACACTTTTTATCAAAGTGTCTCAATACTAGCAATTTAATTTGTTCAAAATTTGTAAATAGGAGTATGGAGCGTTAAACGCAACTCAAAATGTAAAATACCCTTGTGGCGAAAGCTGTTAGGATGCGTGCGTAGGCATGATCAACAAGGAAATAAAAATGTAAAATATGGACATCCGGCATTCCAGGCCGATGAGGGGATAAAGTGTGGCTTAAAACCACCTCCTTTATGCGCACAATGATCAGAGAGCCCAACCGTAAATTGGGTCGCTAAGAGCTTCTGTTGATGGGAACAGATTGTGAGATTGTTGTATGCAGATTTTAATCTGAAAGTTTAGTTCTTTGCTATTTCTTACAACGAAGAAAGACGCTATTTACACTTTAGAAAAAGTAATAAGGCTTAGCCAAGCATTGCTCATAAGAATGAGGAATGTAGGGGGTTTGTTTGAATGTTTAACCCGTAAATGTTCATGATCGTGTGATAAAATACACGTGACTATTGATTTCAATATGAAATAACAGCTGGGATATCGCTACCAAGATAAATTGCGAGAGAAGATAAGCTATAGGATAGCACCTTCGGGTTGCAGGCACGTTGATGTGTGCCGTGACTGGGGGGTAGCTGCGCTTTGTGCTCGTCTCGTTCTCGTCCGTCGTTGATTAATTTCCGATGTTGATGGCTCGATTGATGGCTCATTGTGCGCATTTCCTGGTCTAGTGCCTGAT